AACACTTCCTTTGGATACGGTTTCATGCTGACTTGACCCGACTCACCCGACCCGGCTTTTTGTGGTTGGTCGTTGACAGAAGGCCATTCGAGCATAGACACCAGCGGGGCACCGGATGCACGTTTCAGGTGACGATGCCAGCCGGGGGAGCCAATCAATCGACGCACGTAAGAGTCGAATTGCATTGGGTGCTGGGTTATCAAGAAGAAATCAAAACCACGACGCCGATGCTCTGCCAGCATTTTTATGTAGTCAGGTAACGGTTCCTTTGCGGTACGCGAAGGGAAGTCGTTATGACATTCATCAACCATGAAGATAGCGCCGTCCGGTACGGTCTGCCAGTCTTTAATGTCAATCTTGGTCCACGACTTCAGGGGACCATCAACGACAGGCTCGAAACGTCCATTGTGATAAACGGGGCGTGACTCCTTGACAGACAAATCATGCACATGCTTAAGAGTGAACAGGGTTTTTCCTGCGCCATTTGCCCCGGTCGTTAGGTACAGCATCTAGACGCCCACCCATTTACGGAAAGAGTCACCCGTGAGGCCCTGAAGGGTCAGACGGACCGTAATTGCGCTGATGATGAGGCTAATGAAATTGCCCACTTGAAGAAGGCCAGCCACGGCCAGCATTTCAGCCGGGAGGCCCTGAAAATTTGCCACCGCTTGCGACTGGAGCCAGCTAAACGAGGACGTGAGGCCGGTATAAGTTACAGCCGAGATGCCCAGAGCGATAAGCACACGGCCAGCAATAGAGCCAGCAACATTTATAAGACCCCCAAGAAGTGAAGCGAGAAATACAGGCACGGTTTAACCCCTTGTGACGATGCGACCAGCCAGCAGGAAGCCAATGCCCATGAGCAAGGTTCCGAGCGTGCCGAGGATGCTATTGACGTTTGAAAATGGAATCGTGACAGAGTGACCAGCAATGACAACGGTTTTGTCTGACATGCCGCCAGAACCACCGCCGATTGCGTTTGTGGTGTTGAAGCTAGCCGACGATATGCCAACAGTTTTTGACCCCGGCAGCGTATCGATGAGAACGCCGGTTTTCGTTTTCTCCGAGTCGTAGAGCGCCGATTCTGGATTAGCAGGGGGAGCCAAGGAGCAGGACGTTTTGAAAGATTCAAGAGCGATAGCGCACATCACCGCATCCCCAGAGCAGGGGGGAGGGGAGGTACACGAGCCAGCGCCCCATTTGTTCTTTTCTGGTTCTTTGCAGCCCTGAAACGTGGGGTTTTCGGCACAGAAGGAGGTAACAGGCTTAGATTCGTCTTTAGTACCAAGAGAAGCGCCGGATTCGTTCTTAAATGTAGTGGTGGTGGTGCATTGCGTACCCGTGCAGGTGGTTTGCTCAGTCGTAGAGGTCGTACCGGGGGGAGCGTTGGGAATGGAGGGAGCAGAAGCGCCAGCAGTCGGGGGTGTTGCGGTTGTCGTCTTTGGTGCATCGACGATGGACGAAGGAGGGACACAGACCTGAACGCCGTTGACCGTGCCGGGGTACGAGCCAGCCGCGCAAGTAGTAACGATGCTGGAAGGCTTGGGAACAGAGGTACAAGCTGACGCTGATTCACCAGAACATTTAAACGGCCCGTACAGTTCCGATTGACCACCGCCACCCGCCGCGCCGGTTCCCTCCATGACGTAGCCGCCATAACAGGCAGTAAGGCCCACAGCGCCATGATGGACCAGTGGCGCATCCACAAAGGTTAAGCCCTGCGCGACAGCATCACATTCGGTTTTTTGGATAACGGCAATAGACACACAAGCGCCGCCAGATTCACCGAACGTAGCATTACAGGCACAGCCACCAGTGACAGCGGTTGAGTTAGCTGGACAAACAAGAGGGGCGGGGGCGACCTGCTGGGCCTCAATCTGATATGGTCCGCCGCTTGAATAGCAAGTGCCAGAACCATTAGGATTCGTCTGAACAAATGAATTCATCGTCCACCAGTTTGTAGAGCAGGCAAGAATAGCGGTAGCCTTTAAAGAACTATCCCCAGCCGTTGCGAAATATTTATAACAGGGGGCAGTAGTGCAGGAACCGGGAGCAGGAACAGGAGCAATAAGCGCAATTGATTGCGAAGAATAAAAGAGGGACAGAAAAACGAAAATTAGACGGTAAAAATGAGCCATGCCGCCCCCAAGATTGCGATTAATAGAAACAGGCCCATGATTTGATTCCCTATATATTCCATTGGAGTCGTGTAAAGACTCCAACAGAATCGACAGATTAAGAAAGAGCGCGACGAACCCATTTGAAGGCTTTGATGCCAACAAACAGGACCAGAACGGCAGTACCAATCAACGCAGCGGAATCACCTGCTCCGGTGATTAAGTCAATCACATCATCAACAAACAGGTCGTAATTCATGACGAATCAGAAATTAAGAAAGAGCGCGACGGACCCATTTGAAAGCTTTGATGCCAACAAACAGAACCAACACGGCAGTACCAATCAGAGCAACGGGAGCAGCAGCCGCTTCAATTTCGCTAACAACTTCAGTCACCACAATGGCGGCTTGTGCGCCGGTAGTCATCAAAGCCAATGAAGCCACGCCAGCAACGGCAGCGAGTTTTTTAAACATGATTTTTCCAATCAAAAAAGGTTGTAAAAGCACAACCGGGAAACGCTCAAATTGAACGCTTACCGCTTGGGCTTCAGGTTTCATCAGGGGGGGTTTCATCACTCCGAGTTGCTTTGATAAGCATCCGAAAAGCGAAGGCCACCGCCCACACCAGCAAAATTGCGGAGCCAATGACGCCAGCGTCTGCCATTGACAAGGAGAGGAGGGGCACTTCAAGAACGACAGTGCAGGGCGAGACAGTGCAATTTATGGTTGTCATATCAAAAACTGACGGTTGAATATGCGCCGCAGTGGAAACGGTCAGGGAGGGGCCGCAATGCCTTCAGGACCAGCCCAAAGCCGGTTTTGATGCAGGAGTAAGCAGGGGCGAGAATTTCGCCAGTTGCACGCACGATGAAGGCATTGCCGGATTTGAAAACATCACCGACGCCATGTTCCCGCTTGACCCATTCGGGGAGGTTGAACCATGAGCGAACGGTGCGACCTTGAGTCGTCAAGCCGCCGATGCCATAGAGGCGTAAACCTTTCGGAAAAATGGTCAATTCGCCCAGCTTGGACAGGTATTTCATGAGGTAGCCGACGCCAGCTTTTGCGACTTGGCGGTTTGTCATGCCATGAGGCCAGAAGGCGGCACGGGGGTTGCCCCGGCTGGTTACGGTGCGACGGTCCCACATGGGCATGCGCAGACCAACGGGGAGCCATGCCAGCAAGTGGTAATGCACCGCACCGCGTTTTTGCAGTTCAGCAACCCATGTGTAACGGCAGGGCACGCCGCGAGACTGGCACCAGTTGCGGAACCCTTGGATTGCGGAACTCATGTGCTTTGAGGTCCATTCAGTGCCGGGACGGTATGTGAGGGTGACGAACCAGCACACAGGAGGACGCATGCCCTTGTCCGCGAAGGCGTGCAGGTGGCCAGAGGCCCAAACGGATTTTTTTAATCTCTTGATTCGACGTTCTGCAACGACAGGTTTTGAGAAACTAATTGTTGAATCAAGAGTTGTTTTAAATGGGACAAGCCCCGCCGCTGCGCGGCAGTCGGCGCGCTCCGCTTGCGCTCGACATGCCGAGGCAACGCCGACCTCATGAGACGATGGAATGCCAAGCGGCAAGGCTTGAGAAGTCATGGCCGCACGGAAAGAGAACGCAGGGAGGGCACAGGGCTTATGCATGACAGGATTCCGCCAGGTCAAAAAGGAAACGGGCAAAGGCCGGGGGCGTGCGTTCACGTGAGGCACGGCAGAGACTCTCGACCGTGCGGACAGGAGGAACGGCAGCAGCGATGAAATGGGCCAGCTCAGGGACAGGAGCGCCGACGAGGTAGAGGCTGGTTTTCTTTGGAGCAAGATGACCAAACCAGCTTTGATAAACGGGAAAAAGAACGCCGCCGAACTGGTCACGGACGCCAAAAGAAAGACAGCCGACAGTTGCCCACAGTCGGGAGTTGTAAGGATGCTCAACGACGCCGCCAAACTCACGGACTTTTTCGATAGACCACAACGCCAGCTCACGTTCGCCAGGTCGAGGTTTAGCCATGTGCGAAAGTTGCGACCATGAACGGCAGGGAGGATGGAATACGCCAGGTTGACCGCCGCGCCAGGTCAACGCGTCGCGGTCAAAATCAAAGCAGTCGCAGCCCAAGCCGGAATAATGGTTTTTCTTGCGTACGAAGAGGGCAGCGACCATGATTAAAAGGGCGCTGTGCGCGACTGAATGAGGCAGCAGAAGGGGAGAGGCCACACCTTGACGAATTCAGCGTCAGGCCAGCCCTGTACGTAAGACTGGAAGGTGCTGACATGGGCAAACTTGCGGACTTGCCCACTTGGCAGACGGACGGAAAAACGGAAGTCACTCATAAGGAACGCTCACGCCACGACAGAAAAGGAAAATTGCCGCACCTCAAAAGGCGGTAGCCAACGGGCAGAGTGGGGCAGATACGAACCCACAAGGCCGCAGGTTTTGACAGTTGACCCGCCGCGCCGTTCATTCAATCCCCGCATGTAAAGTGCCCGTAACTACGTTGTCACCGTTAACCCTGATGTACTCACCCAACAAGAGGTCAAGTGAACGGATAACTGCGGACTGCATCGATTCGATGACGAACTGAGAGATAACAAGGTCCACCAGCGCATCCGTTTCGGAGTTGCGGCACGCAAAGGAGAACGTAAGACCATCACCGGAAAGCTGAAAAGTAGCGTCTCCGATGATTTCATCAATGACAACCATTTGGGGCCTCCTTACTTAGAAGGGGCAACAGGGGCAGAAGCGGGGACAGGAACTAAGACAGGCCGGACTTCCAGGCCACTGTCGCGCGAACCGTGAACAGAAGAAGGGCCAAGGAGATATGAGCCGCGGGGATAAGGAAAAGCATCCTTTTCAAGAATAATCTCGAACTTGTCGGGGAATTCAGCCTGAACACCAGCTTTGCCGATCGAATAAAGGTAAGCAGTCTGAAAGCGCATGTGTTATGCATTGCCTGAAGTCTTACCAACACCT